TTCCACATTAAAGCGTTGATGGACTAAATGATAGGCATCGGAATAAATTAATCCTTTTTTGCTCACGAGCATATTCACGGCATTGCGTAATCCTGTGCGATCATCTACCGTAGTTTTCGATTCATATTTGCCTGTTTTACGAATAGTAGGTAATACTTCCGCTGTAACCCATTTTCTAAAACGGTGTGGAATAGATCCTTTTTTCACTGCATCGCGGCAACGTAAGATCAAAGTGTACATTCCGCTTTCGCTGATGATAGAAATACTTTGAGCGCCATTTCCAGCCTGACTGTCGGTTAAACCGATAGTCGCTTTTTCGTCATCATCTAGCTTTAATAAAGCATCACTTACGTTAGATATTTTTAACGTGTCACACACGTCCTTAGCAACAAACCAAGGTTCATTGTTAATAACTAAAGTGCGGATAGAATTTGATTCAAAATTGAATGTAGAGAATTGGGATTGAATTGTCATAACTGATACCTTTTCGAATTTTATGGCGGATAGGTGGTTCGAAAACCGCTCAGTTAAACGGCGTATGGTATTGAATATTCCCATACCCACCTATCCATTGGTAAAAATTAGACATAAAAAAATCACATTAACGCAGTGAAGTACGAACTGATAATACAAGGAATTGGGTTTCGACTCCCTAGACCTTGAGTTTGAGTTTAATAAAAACCCTATCCGCTGTCAATACAAATTAGGGTCGCCAATTTGATAATTCTTACTATCACTTCCAGTCATATTCATGATGAATATAACTGAATTTAGTACATCATCACGTTTAATCCGTAACAGTTGTGGCTCCCATGTTAAGCCGATATTTTCGCAGATTGGTTTCATAGCGGTGTAATGTATACCGTTTTGTTCAAATGTAACTAAAGATTGATGATTGAATGAAATTGTTTGAGTTGAGATTTGATTAGCCATTTCTGACTCCTTTGTTTTATTTTACGAAGATTTGACCTAATAGGGTCGCCAAGAGGTTCGTAAACCGAAACAAAGAACGGCCGGGATTATTCCCCTTTCGGGTGTTGTATTCTCCGCCCTCTCGGCATAGATAAGATGTGGTTATGCGCAATGAATGTTTAATGGCAATAAACAAACAAGGTTGATAAATTTCACGCATAAAAAAACCGCTATGCTGTCGGGTGCGGATTTCCGCTTTGTTTTAAGGTTACGAGCCTTGAAAAGGCATACTAATAAAAAAGCCCCTTTGTAGTCAAGGGGCTTTTTGTAATTATTCACTTTTAATTTTGGGCGTTCGTCTATGGATTACAACTACTTTACTTTTTTCAGGATTTTTCTGCTCAAGCAATTCAACTTTCTTATATTCAATCTTCGTTTCTCTTGCGAGTGCAATAGCAAAACGATATTCAGCATTGGCTTTGGAATTATGTTCGTTAATTTGATTTAATCTTTCTCTCGCTAGTTGCTTTTCTTCCGCAGTAATTAACCTCACTTTTGAACCATTAACATCTCTGATCCATTTTCTACGAACAAAACGTTTTAAATAGCTAGGTGAATCTAAATAATATCGCATAGCACTTCGAACCACTTTTGATAATTCATCATCACCAAGTACGGCAAGCATATCATCGATAATTGTAGGAACTAATGGTTTAGTATCGAAAAAGACATTTGGAAACCGTTCTTTTAACTTAGCTAAATTTGCTTTGATATTATCTTTTCGACCCATATCTTACCCCATAAAAAAACAGCTTCCATTGGGAAGCTTTTTGGTTAAGGTTTCGACACCTTGCTAAAAATAATAATGAAAAATCCCCTTGGGTGTCAAGGGGTATTATCTATAATCCAGCTGCTTTAACTAATTCTTTCAATCCATTAATTTCATTTTTGGTGAAAGAATACTCGTTATTACAAATCTTGATGTCAATCTGGTTTGCGTTTGCCAGTTGTTTAAGTTGGGCATTCGTAGGACGATAAATATTTAACTGTAAATAGAAGTCACGCGCCGCTGTTAACCCAGAATTATACGGTTTTAAATTGAATTTTTTACCATCAACTAACCAGTGGGTTTCATCGCATTTTACAGGAGAACGCCCTTTTTTAGTGATAAGTAACTCGTTATATTGTTTCTTGTTCTTTATAACAGAGAATTTCTCGGGGACTATAGTTTGGATATATTGACTACTTACAATTCCAGATACCTGCCACTTTATTTCACGTTCACCAGTGAATTTATCTGTCTCATCCGTAATTTTACCCTTTAAAGCTAATTCGTCTTGCTTTGCCCATTTTTCACTTAGACTTTCTTTCTTTTGTTGTGGTACGGCGCACCCAGACAAAAACGCGACCATAACGCCAATCAATAATAGTTTTTTCATTTTGATGTTCCTCTCGGTTTAATTGATTTACTAATTCTACGAAACACAAAACATTTATTTAAGTTTTTAATCAAAGTTTTTTCTAATTTTGTGACCTACATCTCAAATTCAGGATGCCCTATCAAATTATCAAATAAAAAATCTATATAAGTCTAATTTAGATCTATATAGATTTATTTATCCCAAAAACATGAATTTAATCTTCGCCCCAGTAAATGCACCTTTTAGGAATCTTACGCCCTTAGCACGCTCACGATACATATGCGCAGGGGAAATATGGAGTGCGGTACAAATATCTCGTTCATTTGCTTGCTGAACGTATAACGCCATTAAGATTTGATATTGTAGCAAGCTATCCTCGTGAAGATTCATAATCTGTTCCTCAATTTTTAAGCACTCGTCATCGGTCAAGAACTTGATATAAGCCTTCCTTGCTGTCGGCAGCACAGGGATTGAAATTGTTGTGCTTGGATATTCGGTTCCAATTCTGTCACGCCCCCAGCAATTACCCCATTTTTCTAAGATACGCTCAACGCTATAAGTCATTTACCACCTCACTAATCGACACTAAAACCTTTCCACCCTTGACTACACATTTGCGCACAATTCTCAAATCATCAATAACACTATCGTCCACCAACACGCCCGCTTTCACTAACGCATCTAATAATGATTTAAAAAGATTATCCAAATCACGCATTCTTCTATCTGGCATAAATGCTTCCACCACCACTGCTGCACGAATACCCACTGGAAATCTTGTTGAGCGTCTTGTCATCCACGCTACCTGTGTTGCATAAGCGCGTCCTTTCGCGCTAATTAACGTTTTCCCATTTACTCTGCGCCAATAAGTATTAACCGAAGGTGGAAATGGTAATTCAAGTGTTATCGTTGTCATAGAAATCTCACTTTAAAAAAGACCGCACTTTTTGAACTGTCATCTTTTAGTTGATAGTTCAGTTATCAAGGAATACTTGAATACTGAATCAATCTATCACTAAGGCACCAATCTTGAGTGCTTTTAAAAAGAAATCGTGCCATAGCTCCACTTGTGAGCCATATTTATCTTCAAATGCTTTTACGTTTTGATGTAATTCATTGTGATGAATTCGGCAAAGCGGAATACAATCCAAATCATCGGCTTTACTTCCCATCACACCATTACCATGGCCAATTAAATGATGTGGATCATCTGCTTGTTTACCACAGCACACACAAGGCTGAGTTTTTACCCAACGTAACCATTTTTCAGAACGGATATATTGTGGCTTTGGTCTTGCCATATATTGAAGTGGCGGGTCATCATCAGCTTTTAAATTTAAAATGGCTTTATCTAAACGGTCCATGTGATAAATAAGAGGATCTTCAAAACGAGTAGAACTCTCTTTATTGTCTCGTTCATAATCTTTAACACTAAAGACCTTTCTTAATAACGCATCACTTAATAAACGTTGAAATCCATTCTTAAAACAATACAGTACTAAATCTGATTCTGTTAAAGGACGAGCATGCTTTAAATCCACTTGGATTTTTGCAATGATTGCTTGCTCTATATTTTGTTCCACCACCAGCGTTGCTTTTTCTGCATCATAGTTTCCCTTGCGCATTTCTGTATCGTGGTGCCAACAAGTTCTAATAAAACCGTCTAAGTGCGGAGTAATTGTTAATTCTTTATGGCAGTATTCACCATCGCTCAACTGACAATGCTTAATACTGGCCACAAAATTCATCAACGCTTTTTTTGTTAGTAATTTTGACCGCACTTCCTTATTTTTTAAGAAATCCACCACCAACGGTGGAAATTCTTCGCTAATAGCCCCTTGCCAATTAACTACACCAGATTCCTTATGTTGTAACTCAGTAGGCTCTGGCATTAACACCATTCTCTTCGTCATCACTTGTGCAGCATTGCGCGGAATTCTAAACATCATTAAACCAAGGTCTGATTGTTTATATGGTGTCAACAACAATACTTGCATTAATGCCCCCGCAACGATCCTTTAATGCTTGCAATAATCTCTGCTTGGCGTGTTTTTGAAACTGGCATTGATGTAGCTTGCGATGGTAATTGTTTTGTTGGCTCCGGTAACACTTCACCATTTTTTAAACGATCAGCCATATTGCGTAATGCTTGTTTAATTTCTTTGCGTAACTGCTCTACTGACCAAGTGTATCGACGACAACGACAATACAAATCAGTGATCAACCAATATTCCACGGTTGAATTGAATTTAAATTTATCCACATCAGCCATGCCGTAACGTTGAAAACTTGCTAAACGCTGTGCTAATTCTTCTTCTGACGGTAAATCCATCGGAATTTTGCACCATTCGATGAAATCAAACAGGTTCGGGAAATAATCATTTCTTGCTGCACGAACTCTTGCTAATCCACGCTCTAACATATCCACAGATAAAACATCATGGTTCACTAACTCTTCAATCCAAATAAACTTCGCTTCTTCCAATGCTTCGTCTGTTGGGTAGTTATAGCGCCAACGGTTGCAGTAAGCACACAAGCGATTGAATAACTGATTCACTAATTCTGAAACATGAGTATTTAAATCAACCCCTGAAACGCAATTTTCTTGTCTGATTGCCACGTTCATTTCAACATCCCCATTTTGCGTAGTTTTTCCGCTACTTGCGGATTACGAATTTGAATTTGTCTGCCCTTTGCCCAATCGGTGCTTTTGCTTGCCGGGTTTGGTGCACTGCCTTTCGGTTTTAACATCGTGCCATCAGCCATCACCCATGCACCGTCTCGCATTTCTGGTCTGCCCTTGTTATCCCAACGTTCTGAGCCGACAACATACTCACCGAAGTTTGTTGGACGGAAAATCGTACTTGGTCGGAGATACTCAACCATTTTCGGATCACGGCCCCATTTTGACACGAGATAATCCACCACACGTTTACACACACCCAAATCAAATTCAGCTAATCGAGCGCCAATCGCTTGTTTTGTTTTGTCAGTGAGCTTGTAGCCTGTTGGTTTACGTTCGCCTTGTTCTTCAGCGAGATTCGCCAATGCCATGTTCAAATAATCCAACACAACTTGCTCAGCTGGGGGGACTATAGGGGGGTTATTTATATTTGTTTTATTATTTGTTTTTGTAGGGTGGCGTTTTTCGCCAGGGGTGGCGGTGGCGTTTTCCGCCACTGGTGTCGTA